CGTTTGTATCAACAAAAAATCCTTGACCATTTACAGCTGTAAATGTTGATGTTTTAATATCTCCTGTCTGCCAGTCTACAGTTCCTGTTCTACCAAAACCTGTTTGAGTAGCACCACTTCCTAAAGCAATAGTATCGCCACTATCCCCTAATGTAACAGTACCACAATTTGTTCTTGGACTAATTTTATTTACTTTAACTTCACTCATTATTGAAATTTGTACCTTATCATTACAATACCGGACCCACCGTCTCCACTATTGTGTCGACCTCCAGCTCCACCACCGCCAGTATTTACTGTTGCATTTCCGCCATTAGCAGTTCCGCCACCACCCCCATCAGGGCCCGCTCCAGAACCAGCACTTCCTCCGCCTCCTGCAAAATATCTTGTGTCTGAAACTGGTCCAGACGTTCCATAACTTGGTGCTGTTGGACCTATATAAGTATCACCTATATAACTTCCTAACCCACCTTTTCCACCTGTACCTCCAGATTGCGCTCCTCCTGCTGCACCGGCTCCACCGCCTCCACCACCAACGTATTGTGGTGCTGCTCCACCGGGACCTGCATTATTTCCTTGGGGAGGACTAACTGGGGGAGTGTTTCCTGTACCGCCACCACCTTGTGTTGCACCTCCAGAACCTCCAGGACAATCAGATGTTGGTCCATCTGTAGATGGAGTATGTCCACCTCCGCTTCCACCGCCTGTAGATGTTATAGTTGATGAACCTGTAAAAACTGAATTACTTCCTCTTTGTCCACTATTATTATCACCTCCTGGAACTCCTTTAGCTCCTCCAGCACCTACTGTAATTGGATAGCCCGTTGCTGTTACTGGTAACCCTGCTGGATTAATTAAAGGTGACATAAGACAAGCAGGCATACATCCTACTGAATTAGATAATCTAAAACCGCCTCCACCTGCACCGCCACCAATTCTAGGTGCAAAATAATCATCTCTACCACCGCCGCCACCACCAGCTACAACAAAATAATCTACTGTGTTAACAGTAGGAGAACCTACGGTACATACAGTAAAAGTTCCAGGGCCTGTAAAAATATGTGTTTTAAAATTACCTACAGTTGTAATAGCATTTCCTCCAGTTGCTACTATAAAAGATTCTCCTGCTGTAGCATATTCATTTTCATATACTGATCGCCATCCAACTGTTGCATCTATATAAACAAAAGTTACACCTTGACCTTCAGTGGTAAATTCAACTGGATCTCCAGCAGTTCCACCATTAATTTTTTCTGATCCATTTGGATCAATTGTTAATTTATTTGAATCAAATGTATTATTATAATCTTGTATTGAAACTATTGCTCCAGCACTACCAGCAGGTAGATCTACTTCAAAAGATCCTCCAGCAGTATTACAAAAATAACCTTTTCCATTTTCTGCTGTAAATGTTGCTGTCTTTATTGAATCTGTTACCCAATCAACAGTACCTGTTCTTCCCATTCCAGAAGTTGTAGCTCCACTTGCTATTGAAACTGTTCCACCGCAACGTCCTAACGTTATGGCTGCTCCATCTACGTTAATTGTATTGCCTGCTCCAGATCCAATAGTTGTAGTTGCACTACATCTATTAATTAAATTATTTCCTGGTGTGTTTTGTACGTTGTCTACTTTTATTGTTGATGCCATAATTTATTTTACCATATTTTATTGAAATTTGTACCTTATCATTACTATACCTGAACCTCCTGGTGCTTCAGTTTTACCAGATGAACCTTGACCACCGCCGCCACCACCGCCAGTGTTTGTTGTTCCTGCACTTCCGTTAGTTGCCGGGGGATAATAACCACCTCTACCACCACCACCATCTCCACCTGTTCCAAATGTAGGGCCTGGTTGTTGACCTGCACCGCCGCCACCACCAGCAAAATATCTTCCTGCTGCGGGACCTGGAGTTCCATAAAGGGGAGCTGTAGGACCAATAAAAGCAGTAGCAATTGGACTACCTGCACCACCATTACCACCAGAACCACTTGGTGAACATGCACCAACCGCACTAGCTCCACCACCGCCGCCACCACCATACGAACCACCACCTGCTCCACCATTATTTCCTTGTGGTGGACTAACTGGGGGAGTATTACCTGATCCTCCTCCTGTAGGACTACCAGGACCAAAAGCACCACCGCCGCCTGATCCACCATTTCCTCCTAAAGTTAATGGAGCTGCACCTTCACTACCTCCGCCTCCACCACCTGCAGAAGTTACAGATGAAAAAATTGAATTAGATCCAGTACGACAACCTGGAGGATCAATAGGAGCAGCAGTTGGAGAGGCTCCTCCAGCACCTACTGTAATTGGATATGATTGAATTGTAACTGGTGTTCCTGCAGTTGTTGGGCTTGGATAATTTTGTCTATAACCACCTGCTCCGCCTCCAGCAGAACCAGAACCCATTCCACCGCCGCCTCCTCCTGCGACTACTAAATGTTCTACTGAATTACTACCACAAGTACTACCTGCACCAGCTACAATAAAACTACCCGGACCTGTAAAAATATGTGTTTTAAAATCACCACAAGTTACAACTGTTCCACCAGTTGCATTTACAAAATTAGTTGCTTGTGAGGCATAGTCATTATCTTGTACTGACCTCCAACCAACTGTTGAATCTACATAAACTAAAGTTACACCTTCTCCTTCTTTACTTAAATTAACTGTACCACCGGCAACTCCCCCATTAATTTTTTCTGATCCATTAGGGTCAATTGTTAAATTATTATCATCAAAACTATTATTATAATCTTGAAGAGAAACTATATCTCCAGTAGAACCAGCAGGTAAATCTACCTCAAAAGCACCACCTGCCGTATTACAAAAATAACCTTTACCTGATGCTGCGGTAAAATTAGCTGTTTTAATATCTCCTGTTTGCCAATCAACAGTTCCAGTTCTTCCAAATCCTGTTTGTGATGCACCTGAAGCTAGTGAAATTGTATCTCCCGAAGCGCCTAAAGTTATTGTTGTACCAGACTGACTTATTAAATTACCACCATCAGATGCTTGTATATTGTTTGAAGCTGTTCGAACACTACCACAAGCTTTTCCTACTGTTAAAGTAGTTCCGCATTGTGGTTCAACTGTATTTACTTCTACTTTACTCATTAAACTATTACCACCGTTCCTGTAACTGTTATTGTACCTGGCAACGTAATAGGACCTGCTAAAACTGCATTTACAACAGTTTGAGTTCCTTCAATTGTTGCCGCTTGATTAGGTATAAAATCGTTAGGGCTATACTGCCCTCCAATATATTGGATTCCATTTATTGTTGCCGTCATAATTTCTCCTACGAACTAATAGTATCGATGTATGAACAAGTAACATCAAGTGAACTTGCGGTATCACTAACTGCTTCTAATACATCACCACTAGCCAAAACAATCTTTGCTCCTCCTTGGATTAATTCAACTGATGAATTAGGTGGAATCACAACTCCTTTTGCTAAAAAGTAATCTGCTCCGCCTTTTGCAATTTTAACATCAATGTTAATTGTTGAAGTTAAAATATTACAACATCTAATACCTATTACTGCATCATAATCTCCTGCAGTTAAGATAGTAGTATCACCTGTTCCAATTGTTCTTACTAGACTGTTTCTAAAATCTTGTGCCATATTTATTTCCTATAATGCGACCGCCATTGCAATTGCAAAACCTTGGCCTGCCGCTCCTACTGGATTACCAGACGAATCTAGGTAAACCGATTTACTTGCAGGCATTGTACAAAAAACATCTTTAGTGCCTGCGCTAAAACTTATTTTTGAAGTATTACCTGAAGAATTACTTAATACTGTATCTCTTGCAAGAGTATCAGGTGTTGCATCAGTTACTGTACCAATACCAACTTCCCATTCTGCTGTTCCTTGATTGTAAATGGTATAATAAGTTGTATTGCCAGTAGCAATTCCTGCAACAAAAGTCACAAATCCAGTTGAAGCACCATCTAAATTTAAAGTGCCTGTTCCTGTTGTGGTACTAGTTTCTTTTACTCTGTCATTTAATACTAAAGCCATTTTTAAACTCTCCTATTAACTCATACTTATGATAGCATCAGTTGGTGTTGATGGATCAGGCATTGTAACTTTAAATGTACCGTTAGTACAAGTTTTACTTCCGCCAAAATCTAAAACCACAACTAATTTATCAGACGCCGAGTTATTATATATTACCCCGAATGCAGCTGTAAAAGTTGCAGACGACCATGTTGAATCAGCAAAGTCTACATAACTAACTGCAGACGATATTGTAACTGATTGACTTCCTAAAGTGTTTCCACCTGACGCAAAATTATGCGTTCCAGATAGAAGCTCGCTTCTAAAACTAAAAGGTATTACATTCGCCATATTTTTTTATCTCCTTAATAAGTAGATGGTGATTCAGATTTAAGGGGAATACGAATAACACCATCTTGATATTCGCTTCTGCGTCTACGACCAATTTGTTCAGTCGCGTACGTTTGTAAAGCTTCGTTATAAGCTTTATCGTAGTATTGTAACATATCCACAGGGCCTTTCAAGTATCCATATGCATTTACTAGACATGCATAAAGAACAAGGTCAGGATATTTATTAGACAAATAAGTCCCAGTAGTGGACTTAGTCGAATCAGTTATACTTACAGGGTTTTTATTGTAAGCCATAGTAATTTCGTAAGCTGCGTTAGGAGTAGGAGCTACTACCCAATAATTTTCGTCCCAATTAGCATAATATTTAGGTAAAGTACTAGAAGAAGTACCTGGTGTATCATAATAAGTAGCAATAAAACTAGGGTCTCTTTGCTCTAAATAAACCTGTTTATCAGAGCTATCTTTTAATTGAATATATCTAACCGTTCTTAAATCTCCTGGAATGGTTACATATCTATTTCCAATGACCATAGTAGATGTTGCATAATGTCTTTCAAGATCTGCGTCTACAGCTCTATAAATTCTGTTTTCAGCATTTGTTATAAATTTGTTCATTACTGCTTCTGTAAAAACAGCACTATCAACTTCAGTATAGTTTTGAATATCTGTTTGTAAATTTGCTAATGTGTATGTTAATCCTGCTGGCATATTATTGTGGTCCTATCGTTTTTAAAGTTACTGGTCCTGAAGATACACTATAACCTCCTCCACGGATTTGTCCAGTAGTTGCATTACTGCCTGCTGTAAAATAATAATTGTTTGCTGGTGTTAATAATAGTCTTACTGCAACACCTGAATTGTGGGCAGCAGCTGTAGACCCAAATGCTCCTCTTGTAACACCTGTTAATTGATTATCTGTTATTTCTGTTACATTTATAGTTCCACCCATTTCAGCATGACTTGAACATTGATAGTATAATGTTGCCGGAGCTGAACTATCTACAACGATTCTTGTGTATGCACCATCAGTAACTCCAGGAGTGCCAAAAGTTGTAACCCCAGTTGTGTATTCTCCACCAGTTTTATCTGCTGCTGTATAAAATCTTAAAGGGTGAGTTTCATTACTAGAATCTGTTTGACTAAAAGTATATGTACCAGTTTTTGTAAAACTTAAAGTGTCTTGTTGTACATTGTCTATATAATATTTATTACCACTAGCTGTGTTTACAACTTTAACAGAAAAAGTTTGTTGAATATTATTTGCAGGACCTACACCTGTATAACTAATAATTTCTGTTCCTACTAATGCACCATAAGTTGGAGTGCCACTTGGGTTTGCAATTGTAGGTTCAAACGGAGATGTTATAACTCCATTAAATCCAGTTACACTTGTTAAGATAACATCTGTTGTAGATGCATCAATAGCTCCATTTAATGTTGTTGTATAACTAGTATACAAACCAGGATTAATTGTATAACCAGCAGCTTGACAAATAGTTGCGCCAGTAATTCCGTCAATGTTTGCAATATTACTAAATTGTGGATCAGTAGAAGCAGCAGAACTAGTTGTAGGAGCTCCTCTAAATCTTACTTGATCTCCATAATTTCTTTGATGATTAAGAGAGCTTACATTTATAATTGGTGAGCCTGCAGCAAAAGTTCTTAAAGGATTAAAATCTAAAAATCTTAATGTATCAGGTGGTGGTTGCTGTGGTCTTGTTTTAGGTAAAGCTGTTGCATCTGCTTGACTTGGTTTAGGATCTAGTTGTGGTTGTTTAGATTCAAA